TCACCTTATTCGCCCTTCGTATCTTTGTTTATATTCTGCTGTTTTACTGTGGTGCCATTTGTATGGATCAGAATCTATAGGTATTTCCAGTTGTAGAGGGGCACCACCTTCTAATTCTCCGAGTAAAAGTAGTTTATCCTCGAATACTTTGACGTGAGGGAATAGGTTACCAACCATTCTTGCCTGTTCTGCCGGTGATAGCTCTTTGTCAAAGCCCTCTGCTATTTCCATGTACTCATAAAGCGTATCATAGTTCCATTCTTGTTTTTTGAACATATCGACTTTACGCTCTAATCCATCCTTTAGCGATTGTAAATGTTGCACTTCTTGTTGCAATGCTGTTTGTCTTTTAGACAACTGATCTTTAGAAAAAGAACCATCTAAATATAAATCCAAAAGCTTATCTAGTTTTTCTTGATTGCTGTTCAAAGACGATGTCACAGAGTTTAAAGATGATTGTAACTCACGGAACTCTTCATTATCCACTTGTAAATCAACATATTTTTTCGCAAACTCTTCGCTAGTTAAAATATCTTTGACAGCGTTAACTATATTTTGATCTACACGTTTGGTATTAATGGATATATCACAAACAGTCTCGTCATTTAATTTCATGGTACGTCCGTGTTTGAGATAATAACGAGGCTTTTTAGAATTGCCATTTTGATGTAGATTTAATTTTCTTTCACATAAACCGCAAGTAATTAAAGTACGTCGTAACATATGCAAATCTTCGCGTTGTCGGCTAGTTACTTTAAATCTTTTACCGCGCTTCATTCTCTCGTCTTGAATACGGTCATAAGTTACCTTAGAACGGAGAGGGGGATAAATATCTTCAATCGTAATAACTTCACCATTAGAAAAAGTTTTTTCCATAATGCCATGAAAAGCTTTTGATATTAGTCTTCGATGTACAAGGGTTTCATTCCATAATCCCCCTTTAGGTGTTCGAGATATTTCGTTTAGTCTATTGGCAATTGCTTGCATACCTAACTCTTTTTCGAGGTATAGCTTGTCTATCGTTGGTATCACCCATGCCCAGTTATCATCTATGACAAAACGTTCATTGGTTTTATCGTATATATAACCAATCGGAGCCTTGCCCCAAGGTTTCCCTTCACGCATACGCTGACGCTTGCCGCGCATCATACGCTTTACAATGGATTTTTTTTCGCGACGGGCAATGAGATTTTTTATGTCACTAATAAACTCTTGGTCTTCATCTTTTAAATCTGTGACGTTCCCAGGTTCAGCTATTTTAACATTGTTATCTCGTAGTGTAGACTTTAAGTACTCCCAGGCAACAGTATCGAGCCGAGAAAGTCTATCCTGGTCGATACATAGTACCACATCAATATAACCTTCTTCCACTAAATCAAGCATGCTGTTTAAGCCTTTTTTGTTAAGCTTTCCGCCGGATTCCACGTCTTTAAATTCACCAATAATTTGCCACTGTTGTTGTTCGGCATATCGATTTAATTCACCAGTTTGGGCGGCGAGAGAATAGTTAGATTCCTGCATGTCTGACGATACACGAATATATATAGCACACTTCATGTCTATCACTAACTCCTTTAATAATTCAACACTCCATTTTTGCATTGTAGTATTATCATAATGTAGTCGAACACAATAACGAACGTATTGTCACGAAAGTATGGTTCGCTATTATCTGAAAAACGTTAAATCTAGCGACATGACCTCTTCCAGATCGTCACACAACATAATAAAATATTCCACATCATAATAAATATTCTCTGCAGAGAGTCCCTCGCTTTGTAATCGATTCTTGATTAAATCACAGTCAATCCCAACGCTGTAATCTTGGAACGGATCTCTTACTAACTCGCTCATATCGATAGAAAGCGCTTGGAAGTCATCATGAAAATCTTCCTCATGAAAACGACCAAATGGTTGACTGATAGAATAATAGGTGGTGGAACTTTCCTCTGGTAATTCAGCCTTTACGATTACCCATTTTGGATTGAGTTCCCCGTCAATCTCTTCGTAGTAAACCCACATGATTTATTACCTCCTTGCCGATTTGTTCTTGAAGCTGACCCATGACTCGCTTTGTCTCCTTTGACCATTTACTAGGTTCATAGCTTGCGGAATAGGTTGGCAATTGATTAGTAATTTTGTTTATTGTTACTGGTTCTATTACCGTTTGTTTATAAAGCTGTCTTAACCGGCGTTCTACAAAGTCTTCAGGGACAACGAAGTCTTCAGAAAGCTGTTCGATAATGTCTAAGGCATCCCAGTCATAATTTTTCAGCATGTGATAGGGGAGGGAAGCATACAATTCAAAAAGCTTGGAATCCCATTCTAAAAAATCAGCAAATCCTTCTGGTAAAAACAAGCGGTTTCCGTGGTGCCGCAAAACGTGCCCTAATTCATGAAAAAACTGAATGCGGTGTTCCTCTGGAGATAGTCCACGTTGTAATATAATGGCTCGGAATTTTCCAGTCTCTTTATAAGTAGACCCATCATCGTGATACTTTAAAAAGATGTGAAGGCGTCGAGCAATGTTTTTCTCGATGATTTGTTTGGGATGGTAAATATCTAATCTGTCATAAAGTCGTAAAACATAATCTTCTCTGTGTGTGTGAAGCATAGTATCACTCCTTAAGGGAATGTATGTTCGATAAAAGATTAAAAAGAAAAGCCTGAAAAGGCTCTTAGATTATAATAAAGAAAGTAGTTCAAAACCTCTAAACAAAGTCAAGGAACCTCAGGATTTAGAGTCGATAACGTTCAATTGCTACAATGTTAAGTAGATATATTGTAGCAAGTATCACCGACTATCTTTTATTCCTCATCCTCTTCTTCCATTCTCCGGGCTTTCTCCTTCACCCACAACCAATGATTCTTCACTTCTTGGATCTGCTCTCGACTCATCTTTTTCCACTCATTAATGTCGTAGAAATTAAAGCCTGCGTCCTGAAGGTCGTTGTCGATGAAGAACTGTTTGAGGTCTTCCATGGGATCGTAGTCTTCATCGGGTGGGGTAGGGTTATTTGATCTCCCCAAGATATAGTCAGTTGTTGTATCGTATATGTCTGCAAGTTTTAAGATGGAATCATGATCGGGACTTCTTGTACCATATTCCCAATTAGCATAGGTTGATACACCCTTAAAACCTAACTTATCCTTTGCAACATAAGATTTTGTCCAACCGCGGTTTTCTCTTAGTTGTTCTAATCTTTTTGCGGTCGTATTTTCCATTATACTCACCTTCTCATTTGCACTCTGTGTGTAAATTATATCACTCCTTACACAGTTTAAATAAAAAGTTACACAAAAAGAATAAAAATATATTGACTTACACGTTTTGAAAAAGTATTATGTACTTAAGAGTTACACATAAAGTGAAAGTCGAGGTGAAAAAATGCGACATCGTTTAAGAGATCGAAGGATTGAGAAAGGAGTTACACAAACCTTTATTTCATCCAGACTTGGTTATAAAAGCCCTAGTGGCTATGCAAATATTGAAATGGGTAGAAATGAACCAAGTTTAGAAAATGCGCTTATAATAGCAAACATTTTAGACTCTGACGTTAAAGAACTTTTTTTTGATGAAAAGTTACACAATACGAGTAACTAAACCACATCAGCATAGGAGGAGAAACAAGTGACCGATATTAAAATCTTTAACCACAATCTATTTGGAGAACTTAGAGTTACTTCTATTGATGAAAAAGAACATTTTAATTTAATGAATGTAGCATGGTCACTCGGTTATACAAGAGAGTCAAAAGGAACTCATTATCTGAGATACGACAGAATCAATAATGTAATTAAAAAACTTGATATAACAACGGTTGACCACGACGGACAACTTTTTATCGATGAATCAGGACTCTACGATTTCATTTTCGAAGCCGGCACAGAAAAAGCAAGGGATTTTCGAAAATGGGTAACAGCAGAAGTTTTGCCATCTATTAGAAAACACGGAGCTTATATGACGCCGGAAAAGATCGAAGAAACGTTGATGAATCCAGACACAATCATCAAGCTGGCAACCAATTTAAAAGAAGAACAGGAAAAACGACAGGCTGTCGAGCACCAACTTCGACTGGACAAGCCTTACTCTACTTTTGGCAAAGCGATATCCAAGTCGAACGCATCAATCAACGTGGGAGCATTCGCCAAAATGATGTATGACGATCATGGTATCAAGCTTGGTCGCAATAAAATGTTTGCATGGCTTCGTGATAATGGTTACCTGATAAAAAATGGTAGAGAACGTAATAATCCGAAACAAAAATATATTGAGCAAGGTCTATTTGACACAAGCGTTACTTTGGTTAGTCGAACTGAAGGTGATGTAGAAAACGTTACGACGTTAATCACTGGAAAAGGGCAGGTTAAATTTGCAGACATACTGATAAATGAATTTTTGGAGGTGATTTAGATGCCAGATTTACCAATAGATAAAACACTTGTTCAAAAACGTGCCCAAATTCGTAAGATGCTTGTTCAAATTTCTTATAAAGACGAAAAACTTGCTATTAAACTATTAAGACGCTGGGTTGAAGATGAAGTTACTATCAGCGACATGTATGCCGAAGTAGAACAACATTTAAAAGACAAACAAGCTGTTTAACTATTACTATCTTACCTTTAACAAAACAATATATAGGAGGCGAACACAATGAAGAACAAAACGGCAAAAGCAAAACTATATAATCCCTCAGCGATACCAACCATTTTAAAAACGGCGAGAGAAAGAGCGTTGAAACCCGAACGCCGAACCAAACGGTGGCTTGCTGATCAATTAGGGATAACGGAAAGGCGCTTGACTGGAATAGAAGATCGTACTTCTCAAATCCATTTGGAAGAATGTATTGAATGGTGCGAGGCAGTAGAAGATTCGGAAGCGTTGGAGCAAATCATGCACATCTATGGGATCGGCTTACCGCCTACGGATCCTAGATTACTAGAAAGTGTTTCAGATCAGTTAGATAATTTGAAACCGGAGATTGAAGAAGCCTTTCAAGCAGCCAAACAAATTGAAAAATTATCTCAGCGTTGTAGGCCATGGAAAGGATTTAATGAACACGATCAACGTCTCGCGGAGACCACTGCTAAACAGATTTTTGATATTAAGCATGCTGCAGAATGCTTGCTAACAGCAATGGAAAACCAATGGGGGCTTAATAAGGAATATGTAGAAGCCACATGGATTAATGGTGCCATCTCAAACGATGTGGTCATGCGATCAGTCAGCGATTTCGAAAAACTACGAAGAGCGCGAACAGATCAAGAGAGAATGGCTCAGTTAGGAGTAATCAAAGGATGAGAATAAGTCATGAATTGCTAAATTACGTGGCAGATGCAGACGAACATACTAGGTTGCAAAACGTTCCATATTCAACGGATTTGAGGTCAGTAGTAACGGTTGATTACATGGTGAAGCACTACAAAGAAAAAGCACCAGCTGCGGACACAGCTAGCACTTAAGTGAGTTCTTATTAGTTGATTCAAGTGTAACAAAGGTTGATAAGCAAGGCAAGCCGGTTTTTGCGGGCCGGTCTTGCCGTTGAGCTCACAAACTTATTCCCTTCATCCCCCCTTTTAGCTTGTGGGTTCAACGGTGCGACTGCGCCAGATAGGGGTGATATCAATGCCTCCAAATTAAGACATGAAATTATGGACACACACATTTAAAGGGGTCGCTTTTTAGAGCCTGTCGACCCCGACTTTTTAAAAGGAGGATAGATGATGGATACCGATCAAATTCAAAATCAGCTATCTGAGATGAAGCGAGAGCTTATAAAAATGAATAACCGAGTTATGGATTTTATCGAGGAAATTGAGAAAACAGAGCGTTTGATGGAGGAAGAAGAAAAAGACGACCAGCTGGCGGGCTGATCGTCGGTGAATCGCTAGATTAACTATTACCACCATTATATGCGATTTACCCAAAAATAACAATACGGGAGGAATCAACGTGAAACAGATGACGATTCAACGCTTGTCATTACGCAATTTTAAAGGTATTAAAGAATTTACTCTGGAGCCAAAGGGAGAGCACATACAGGTGTTCGGCGACAATGCAACGGGCAAGACTACATTATTCGATGCTTTTATATGGCTCCTGTTCGATAAGGACTCCAATAACAAAAAGGATTTTTCCATCAAGACTGTCAATAAAGATGGAGAAGATATTCACGGGTTGGATCATGAGGTAGAAGCTACTTTTAAAGTAGATGGACAGAAAAAAACGTTGCGTAAGGTTTTCAAAGAAAAGTGGACCAAAAAACGCGGCGATATTAACAAGCAGCTAACTGGAAATACAACGGATTATTATATCGACGGGGTTCCGTCAAAGAGAAAAGAGTTTACAGATTTTGTAGAGTCCATTATCGATGAAGAAATTTTTAAATGGGTTACATCGCCATCTTATTTCAATGAAATTCTTCACTGGCAGAAGCGCCGTGACATCCTCTTAGAAATAGCAGGTGATGTCTCAGATGAGGAAGTCATGCAGAGCAAGATAGGATTAGACAAGCTTGCTGATGCGCTCAACGGAAGAAGCATTGAAGACCACAAGAAAGTGATTGCTGCTAAACGAAAAGAGATTAATAAACAAATCGATGAAATACCATTACGAATCGATGAAGTGCATCGAGCTCTACCGGATACATCCCAACTGGATGAAGAAGAGATTAATAATGAACTGCAGCATCTAAGCTCACAACTGGATGACAAACAGAACGAATTAAACAGGATCCAGTCTGGAGGCGAAGTCACCGAAAAGCAGAAGCAGCTTGCTGAGGTTCAAGGTGAGATGCAGGAAATCAAAAACAATCATCAGTCCGGGCAGTACGAGAAGATTAATGAAAAGCGCTATACATTGAATGAACTGGAACGAGAAAAGAACAGAATCAGGCAATCTATTAATCAATTAAACAATCGTATCACTGCAAACTGCGAGCAAACAGAGCATTTAACCAAAGAAGCAGATGACCTTAGAAAACAGTGGCATGATTTAAATGGCAAAGAATTTGATGGCATTAAGCCTACCAAAGATGAACAACAATGTGCTTGCTCTGCTTGCGGACAAGACTTGCCACCTGATCAGGTAGAAGCTGCCCATGAGAAAGCCATGAAGTCTTATGAAGCCAATCTTGGAGAATTCAATCGACAGAAAGCTCAGCAGTTGGAAGATATTAAGGCATCCGGCACCCAGAAAACTAGCAAAGCCAAAGAACTGGAGAAGGACACAGAAGTTGCACAGCAAGAATTGGAGCAAGCGAAGCAACAACTTGAAGCCAAACAATCCGAAATTGGTGATCTGAATACTGAAATAGAAAGTCTGCAGGCCAATGTCAGCGATATTTCAGAAAATGCTCAGTATCAGACGAAGCAAGAAGAAGCAAAGCAGATCGAGCATGATATCCAGCAACTTAAGGATTCTGTGCAGGAATCTACGCAGAAAGTACGTGCTGAAATGGATGAAATCAAGAGCAAAAAAGCCAGCTTTGAACAAGACCAAGCGAAGTTTGAACAAATCCGGAAAGCTGACCAGCGTATTAAAGAGCTGGAGGATGAACAAAAACAGCTATCTGCCGATTACGAAAAACTTGAACACGAACTGTATCTAACAGAAGAATTTATCCGTGCGAAGGTGGATCTCCTGGAAGATAAAATCAATAGCAAATTCAAACATGCTCATTTTAAATTATTCGACACACAGATAAATGAAGGATTGAAAGAGACTTGTGAGACGTTGTATGAAGGTGTGCCTTACTCAGGAGGATTGAACAACGCGGCAAGGATTAATGTAGGACTCGATATTATAAACACTCTCAGCGAACATTATGGCTTCTCAGCACCAATCTTTGTAGACAATAGTGAGGCTGTTACTAGATTAATAGATACGGAAGCGCAGGTTATCAGCTTGGTTGTTAGCGAGCAGGACAAGCAACTACGGGTAGAAGAAACGGAACGAACAAAGGAGGCGGTTTAATTGGCAGAACAGAAAAATGATATTGCACTAATTAAGAAGGATACAGTCGACGTGGTGGCAGACAAGGTGAAGACCTTTCAGGAGAAAGGAGAGCTGCATTTTCCGGTGAATTATTCCCCGGAGAACGCGATGAAAAGCGCATGGCTCACCCTGCAAAACACGCAGGATCGTAACTACAAGCCAGCCCTAGAAGTTTGTACGCGAGACAGTGTAGCAAACGCTCTTCTCGATATGGTGGTTCAAGGTCTTAACCCTAGCAAAAAACAAGGATACTTCATTGTTTACGGTAATCAACTCACCTTTCAACGCTCGTATTTTGGCACAATGGCAGTCACTCAAAGAGTTACCGGAGCAAAATCCATTGACGCAGCTGTCATTTACGAGGGGGACGAGGTCAATTACGAGATAAAAAATGGCCAGATTAAAAACCTCACTCATAAACAGCAATTTAACAATATCGACAAGGAGAAGGTATCCGGCGCATACTGCACCATTGAAATGGGCGACGGGAGTATATATACCGAATTGATGACGATAGATGAAATTCGCCAATCCTGGAGTCAGTCGAAGATGTGGGGAAAAGATCAGAAGAAAGAAAAGGCCGGATCCACACACGATAACTTCAAGCAGGAAATGGCGAAGAAGACAGTCATCAATCGCACCTGCAAAAAATTTATGAATTCAAGCGATGACGGTAGCCTTGTTATGAATCATTTCCATCATACCGATGACGCCGCGGAAGAAGCGCGGATGCGCGAGGAAGTTAATCAGAATGCTAATCAAGAGATTATTGATATAGAACCAGGACCAGCAACTCCAGAGAAAGAACCGATTCCTGAAGCACAAAAGGAAGAGCAGCCTGAACAGCCACAGTCTAATAATCAGGAAGAACAACTGGACCTGACAGCGTCTTTTGAACAAGCTAACGAAGCGGTAGCAGCAGGAACAGACGAGGATCCATTCTAATGATTGAAATTACAGCTCTTGCCTCATCCAGTAAAGGGAACTGCTATCACGTTACAGATGGGAAGACTTCCCTTCTCCTGGAATGCGGTATCAACTTTAAAGAGATTCAGAAAAAGTTAGACTTCCAAACATCAAGTATTGCTGGTTGCTTAGTTACACACGAACATGCCGATCATTGTAAATCTATTAAAGACGTAGCAAGAGCCGGTATTAATTGCTATATGAGTTCAGGAACAGCAGACGCTATTGCAAATAAGCACCACCGAATTAAAACAGTTGAGGCAAAGAAACAATTTACGGTCGGAACATGGACCATACTGCCCTTTGACGTACAACATGATGTATCAGAACCGTATGGGTTTCTGTTAGCAAATGAAGCAGGAGAGAAGCTGTTATTTGCCACAGACACTTTCTATATTAAATACCGGTTCAATGGTGTTACGCATTTACTTCTGGAATGTAACTACAGCCTAGACATACTGGATGAAAATATTCTGAATGGTAGTGTTCCTCAAGTCATGAGAAAACGACTCATGAGGTCACACATGAGCTTGGAGAACTTCAAAGAATTTATACGAGCTAACGATTTATCGAAGCTTGAAGAGATCTGGATGCTGCATTTATCAGATAGCAACTCAGATGAGGCTAGATTTAAGCGAGAAATACAGGAGCAAACCGGTGTTCCGGTGTATGTACCATGAAATATTACGTGCCAATCCCCGGCTTCTATGTTGGTTTAACAGAAGGATGTGAAGACCGGGGACGGCTCTTTAAACAGTATGTCCAAGGTTATATAAAAAGAACCTATCCCGAAATGAATTTAATAAAAATTGAAGGCATGACAGCGATTTGCGAAAGGAGATAATCCCATGCAACAAGGTAAGAAACCGACACGAGCTCAAAAAGAAAGAATAGCGTACTTTAATCTTAATCCAGACAACTGGCTTGTTACAAAGAACAATGACGGTATGTTGCTACTGAAGCACAGATACACAGAACAGACTCGAGAGATACCGAGTTAGCTAGGGAGGGGGTGGCCATTGCAAGGGTACATCAAGGATTATCGAAAGGAACTGGACAGTGATATTTGGATGATGCCGCCCCTTTACCATCGGGTTTGGCAGTATCTCAAATATAAAGTGAACCACAAAATAGAACGGATACCGATGAAAGACGGCAGCTTTTTAACAGTAAAACCAGGGCAGCATTTAACATCCAAAAGAAAGCTCGCTCAATCGGTTGGTTGGTATGAACGAATGGTTTGGAAAGAACCAAATCCAAAAACCATTAGCGATATTCTGAAGTGGTTAGAGAAACAAAAAATGATCGAACAAGACCTTGGAGCAGGTAACAGGCAATACACACTTATAAGCCTGCTAAATTGGGAGGTTTACCAATCGAAAGAAGATGAAAGTAACACCACTGATTTACACCAAAACCCTGAAAATGGTGTTAATGGTAACACCTTAAACACAGAAAAAAGCCCGTCAAATCAAGATAAATCAGATGGGAAAGGTGTTACAAGTAACAGTCACTACACACCCGATAAACAGTCACTGGAGACAAACAAGAATGAAAAGAATGAGGAAGAAGACGTTGTTGTTGATAGTGCGCAAGCGCGCACGCAAGAACAGCAATTCGAAAAACAACTAGATCAAATAACAGATGCATTCATGGCATATCGCGGGAAGCCGGGCATGCCTCCCAGGGCCTCCGATTATGACCATGCAAGAGCGATTTTAGAAGCTGGGGTTTCTGCCACTGAAGCCATAGCTGGTATTAAACAATCGTTCGACATCTTTAAACCTAAGTACGACGGCGATGAAATCACTTCTTTGGGGTATTGCAAAAAAATTATATTGGCTAATCATTATGCGGATAAACAGCGAAAGGAGGCTACTGAACGTGGACAAACTGCAAGAAGTTATGGAGAACCTGCGAATCAAGGCGGAGGAAGCCAAAAACGGTCAATTACAGGCGGTCAACTCGGATGGATCAGGCCAGGAAAGCAAGCCTGATTACGATTGTCCTAAATGCCAGGACCAAACAGGCTACCTAAAAATACAAGACGGCTTTGAAGTCTGGGTACGCTGTAGTTGTGTTGAATGGCGTAGAGTACAAAAGCTGATGCGTTCCAGCGAGATTACGGACGAGTTTAAAAAGCTGGGCTTCAAAAACTTTCGCATTGAGGGTAAACCTGAGCTGATTCAAGGGGCTTATGAGTGTGCTTATAACTATTTTCAAAGTTTCAGAGATATTCGAGAGCAGCGGCAGAACAGCATAGCTCTCCTTGGCCAGCCAGGTACAGGGAAAACACATTTACTAACGGCTATAGCCAACAATCTCATGCATAAAAAGCATGTTGGCGTACAGTATTTCCCCTACGTTGAGGGCTTTAACGACTTGAAAGATGATTTTGACAAGCTAGAAGAGAAAATGGGCCGGATGAAAGAGGCGGATGTGCTGTTTATCGACGACTTGTTTAAACCGGCAAGAGGTAAGGCGAGGGCTACGGATTGGCAGGTAGAGCAGGCATACGCTGTTATCAATCACCGTTACTTGAATCATAAGCCAATCATGATCTCGTCAGAGCTGCAGATTGATCAGATGGTTGAAATAGACGAGGCGCTTGCTACTCGCATATACGAAATGTGCAAGGATTACTTGGTTTTGATACAGGGGGATAAATTTCAACTTAATCATCGACTGGAGGGCATGACATGACAGTGGAATCAGCAATTCATTTCCGCGGTCAAAAGGTCCCGTGGGAATTGTGGGAGCAACGTAAGGCGCAGCTGATGCAGCTTTATGAGCAGAACAAACAAAAGTTAAAAGAAATGGAGGTAGAAAGCTATGGAACTGAGACGACAGATGCTCATAAAGGAGCTTGAGCAGAAAGGTTTTTTCTTGGCTATGGACGGTCGAACGTTACAAGAATTGACAGTATCCGAACTGGAACGAGAGAAGATCAGGCTTCCGGAAGTTATGCGGCTGTAGTGAGTATGACGGATAATGCGTACCAGGAGGGCACATTACATGCCCCAGCCCTTAAAATATTCAAAGAATCCCATGCCCATTGGGAAGGCCCATATATAAGCGCCTAAAAGTGTAACTCCGGATAGTAGGAAGTTATCAATTGGTCTTGGGATCCTATTAAACAGAACCTTGTAAATTAAACAAAGACCACTAGTTGTGACAATTAAAACCACCAGAGGCCCAATAAACATCATGGTATTGAAATCTACACCTTCAGTGATATCATTATGTACTCCTTTCAATAGGTCGGTGGTTAAATTTTACTATATAAAATTGTTTTTTTCATTCTTTTTCAAATCGCATTACGACAGCTATCAACTAAAAGAGACCCTTACAAAAGGGTCTCAACACAAATAAGGAACAAGCGTTCCCTTCTAAATTTAATTCTATCATGCGGAAGGGAGAAAAGGAATGACTATACAACCAAATACTATTTATAACATGGAATGCATTGAAGGGATGCGGCAAATACCGGATGACTCCATAGACATGATTTTATGCGATCTTCCTTATGGCACAACTCACTGTAAGTGGGATGAAATCATCTCTTTTGATCAATTATGGGAGCAATACAAGAGAATTATCAAAGATCATGGAGCGATAGTATTAACGGCGAGCCAACCATTCACTTCTAAATTAATCACAAGTAATATGAGCTGGTTTAGGTATGAGTGGATATGGAAGAAAGGAAAACACACCACAGGTTTCCAAAATGCAAAGCGAATGCCATTGAAAAATCATGAGAATATCTGTGTTTTCTATAAAAAGTTACCGACTTATCATCCTCAGGGATTGCTACCGTTAGTGAAGGTTAAAAGAAAGAAGAGGAAAAGTACAGGTGGGATTTTTAAAGAAGGAGATAAAAGTCTAATGAAAGAGCACACCACCACTCATACAAACTATCCGAAATCAATCGTGGATTTTCCGCGTGACAAAAACACATTTCATCCTACTCAGAAGCCTTTGATGCTCTTTGAGTATCTAATTAAAACCTATACAAATAGAGGCGACACAGTATTGGATAACTGCATGGGAGCATTTACAACAGCGGTCGCAGCTGATAATACAAGACGTAATTGGATTGGTTTTGAACTTGACGAAGAATTTTGTAAGGAAGGTCTGACGCGTATAAATGGCAACAGGCAGCAATTAGGCATGAAAGATGTCAGCATAAGGTAATAAAAAGAATCGAAAACAAACCTTGAATAGCGCATATATGACGGAAAGTGTGTAAGTAAGAAAGGAGAATAAAATGAAAACTGAAATCATTCAAAAGCAACGAACCGTAGGTGGCTATGAATACCACACCTGTGAAAATTGCTCTCACGAAAACAAAACAGGAACGGTTGCACGAATACCGATGCCATATTGCGGAAGTTGCAACAAAATTGTGCTTGATGCAGACCAGAAATTTTGTTGCTGGTGTGGAACCGAATTTGATTAATTCTCATACCGGCCATCATGAACATCTGACGGATTATGCGAAAGGAGTGAGACTAATGTCTGCACGTTTGGAGCAAATAAAGAAAAGAGACAGAATAATTTTCGAAGGAACAAGATGGAAAGATGATATAGAGTGGCTCATAAAACAGGCTGAAATCCAACAAGAAACAGAATTAACATTCTCTCATTTTGAAGAACTTGAGATAAATCCTGATGAGTTTTACGGAGTGTATCAAGATATTGCTTCAAAACATTATGAAGATTAGTACGCATACCGACCATTATGACCCTTAAAGGAGGCAGTTCATTGGAATATAAAGTTTTATACGAAGTGCCGCCGATGCGTGGTATTTTCGAAACTATTATAAACGCTGACAAGATAGAGGATGCAGAGAGAAAAATTCGAGAGAATCCAGACACTTCGAATTATCGAATAAAGCGATTGGAGGCAAAACATGAGTGAACTTGAGGAACTCCAGGAACGAGTTATTATAGATGAGCAGCATGGAGATGTAACGCTCTCGAATCAAGATTTTTGGATACTGTACGGCAAAGCAGAAGACGCTGAGAAGGACGGCCAGGAGATAGAAAGACTGGAGAACGAGCTGGCTTACGAGTTTAACAGATGGCTAAATGCTTGTGTAGCTGTTGTAGGCAAAGACGCTGCTTATGAGATTATTGCAAATCTATCAGAAGGAGCTGAAGAAGATGCGAGAACGGGTTAAAAATGAACATTATCGCCCTATTGTGACGGTAGATAAGGCAAAGAAAGGCGTTCCAACCGTTGTGGAGATAAGCGGGAAACGGTACACACTGTCGCACCCGGATCATAAACGAGGCAATCAGGAAATAAGGAGGCAGGCGGAGTAATGGAATGTGCAAAGTGCGGAAGGAAGCTGAAAGACCTCAAATCTATCGAACGTGGTTACGGTCCTAAGTGTTGGAAGAAATCAAAAGAGAATCCGGATCTTGTAGACATGCTTAGAGAAGGTGATACCGATGAAGCACGGACAGGGTAAACGTGGGATGGCTTTTGAGAATCTTGTCAATATGGCTAATACTCAGTATAAAAATAAAGGGCTGGCGCTGATTAGCAAGCGTCCTACCCCAGTAAAGGTACTCCAGTCGAAAGGCGTTCACATCTTAAAAGCGGTCTGGGGAACGAAAAGTTCGGTAGATTACTCAGGCGTCTACAATGGGCAAGCGATTGAGTTTGAAGCAAAAAGTGTCGCCGGGAAACGATTTGATTTAAAAAACATTCATGACCATCAAATCCAGTATCTTAAAAATGCAGAGCAACATGGAGCCGCCGCGTTTCTTCTTATTAAGTTTCGAGACACTCGGGAGGTATTCTTCACGCCACTATCTTTAATCACTCTGGCGGCTAAAAATGCGGATCAGGGAGGACGAAAATCTATCCCCATTGATGACTTTCAGATATACGCTGATCAAGTGGAAAGGGCAGAGGGATACCATTGGACTTTTTGGCCATCGTGGACAAACATACTGAGAAAGTTCCAGTTAATTAAATAAAAAAGCCGCCCCTCTCGAGACGACTTAACCCTACAGCAAGTATATCAGGGAGGGGCTACTATGAAAAGATTGCAGAATATTGACATTAACCCTAGTACTGGAGAACTAGATATTGATATAATGGAACAAAATTCCTCATTTGCTATCGTGGTGTGTAATGGACAAGCTCGTTTTACGGAGTTGCCTAATCATGGGGAGACAAAGATAGTCACGCACCAAGGCAAGGTTAAGAGGATTAAGTATGATGAGGGGGAAGAATTTTGAGCAAAGATCAAATTTCAGAAGTTTTTAATAATATTGTTAAATCTGAAAGACTCCCAATTATTTTCGCAGGTTCTGGACTATCTAAAAGGTATACTACTAACAGTTATGATTGGAAGGAATTGCTAATAAAGTGCATTAGCAATTATAGTGATGATCCTCTAAATAAATATAAGGAGTATAAAGAAGAAGTCGAACATGGAATGGAATATAAAAACGTAAACAAATTTTCAGTAAATGAAAGAATTGGATCTTTTGTTGAACGTGATTTTAATAAAGCATATTATCGGAAACAAATAACCGAATTAAGAGTTAAGGAAGAGGATTCACCTTTAAAGGTCTATGTATCGCAACTTCTTAATCAGTATGGACTAAAAGAAGAAATGGAGGATGAGATCAATCTATTTAAGAGTTTAAAAGAAAAAATGCTAACAGTTTTAACTACAAATTACGATACTTTTTTCGAAGATGTAGTGTTCACAAAACATGAAAAAATTGTCGGACAACAGATTTTTAAAAAGTCAGAAATGGGAACGATAATGAAAATCCATGGTTGTTCATCATTACCTAACTCTTTAGTTCTTACGAGTAAAGATTATGACAAATTTCAAAGAAAGAGAAGGATATTATCAGCTAAAATAATTAATTTATTTACTGAAAATCCTGTTATATTTATGGGATATTCTATTTCAGATGAAAATATTAAAGCTATATTATTAGACATCTTTCAATGTCTAGAAGATGATGAGGAATTTAAAAAATTTGAGGAAAGACTAGTTATTGTTATTTTTGATGAAACAGTTAAAAATCCCCTTGTTGGTACATACGGTATGAACATCGAGGGAGTTGAAATTTCAATGACGAAAATAACACTATCAGATTTTACTCCTCTGCTCAAAGAAATGAACAAATTAAAAAGAATCACCACACTTAAGGAAATTCAGCATATCAAAGATTTAGTATACGACATAGTTGAAGATAATGAAGGTGAAAAGAAGAAATTAGTAAATTTAGTAGAAGATGATGAATATGACGGCGATGAAATTGTAGTGGCTATTGGAAAAGAATCAGAAATGTTAGATTCAGTAGGAATAACTGGTATTCAAGCCAGCGATCTTTTTGATGATTTAATTAATGATAATTTAGAATCTACACTAAGGGGTAGATATAATTTGTTAGCCGAAAGACAACTCCCTAATTTGTTACGGGGAAATAATGTTTTACCGGTAAATAAGTACTTGAAAAACGTAGATAGGGATAATATTGTATTAGAGGAAAAAGTTATTAACATGGAAAGAATGATGCCTGAAGATTTTTTAACTAACAGCATTCGTAGAAGGGGCACAAATTATGCTAGATGTAATTATGAATCCTTGGAAGAAATCTTTAATGCAGAAATTCCATACAATAAGAAATTTTCATACTTGGTTTTAAGAACTGTATTTGACGCAAATGTTGAGGAAATACAAAAATTTCTACAAAATTATAACGAAGCTCTAAGACAAATTAATAATGGTAATACAATTTATAGAAAACTAGTTTGCATTTTAGATATAAAAAAACATAAAGAAAGCGCCTAATAGGGGTGGTGTTAGATTGACTAACACTCCATATTAAGCGCTTATGTATGATTATATCCTACAATTATTATTATAATTAGTCAATAGATTTATATTAAAGAAAAAAGTTGAGTTTGCTCAACAATTACCATAGTAATTATAAATAAATCTGCAGTTCATTTATACTGTTTTGGGGGGAAGATTATTGAACGATGTTACTATAGGGGTATTAACTGCTGCTATCACAATTTTTATAACCAATTTATTCAGTTATTGGTTTGCTATAAAAAAAGAAGAAAAGAAAACATCCATAGAATATAAAATAGATATAATAAAAAATGTATATGCACCTATAGCCAAGGTAATCGAAAAGAAGGTTGTTGCTACGGATGGGTATGAAGGTATAACATATGACCAGCTTTTAGAAATTGAAAAAATAATAGAAGAAAATCATGAATATGTTGATGCAGAGCTCTATTCGCTTTTATGGGGTTTGAAAGAAGATTTTATTATACATGAGCAGATAGATGACTATTTCGGAGATGAAGATAGGGAATTTTTAGAATTTGCAATGGGTAGATATAATGATTTAAGAGAAAATGTGGGTTTACCACCTATTTTGAAGAAACGACATCAACCACGATATAAAAAATTTCTTCCAAAAAAGAAAAAATAATTCCACCGGCCTACTGCAGAAGTTTTTATAGATATATCTGTGATGTTGTTGTAATGATTTGTGAAAAAATATTATACATTAGGACAATAAATCAGAGGAGTTTGATGAGGGGGAAAAGCTTTGATTTTTGGTATTAACTTAAGCTCTTTTACTACACCGATATTAACGAGTATTTTAACTACTTTATTTACAGCAACTGTGATTTTTTGGAAAGATAGAATTCAAAAAAATAGGGAGAAAAAAAGGGAGTTAATCGAAAATCGAATGGTGACTCTTTACAATAAATTGTACTTTATATATCTAAGTTATCAAGCAGCGTTTAAAGATTTCCGATTTGTAAATAAATCTGTACAAAAAACTGAAATATATAATAGTTATGCAAACTTTAAGGATTGTGCAAGTGAAGTGGAAAATTTACTTAAAGATAACATGCATCTTTTAACTAATTACGATCTAATAAACTTCAATAATTATATGGTTAATAAATTTAAGAATGGGGATGAAGATGAAAAGTATAGTTTTACAACTTTTATGGTGAAATCAATAGACACGTTTTTAAAACTTCATCGTGAATATAATTTACAAAAAAACCCTTCAAAAGTAAAACATTGGATAAGAAAATTATTTAAATTTATTAATATTCGATGTATTTTAACAAGAAAGGATTTTTGAATTTGGAATTATTAACGAATTATTTTGGTAGGTATAATGAATTAACCATTTTAGATTTTATTCTAATAGGCTTACTTAGTGGATTATTGATTAGCTTAGTTAAATGGATATTAAAAAAAGTCTGGAATTTAATTAGGGATAGGATATATGCTTTCACAAGTTATGTAAATGATGAATTAGAAAGAAGAAAAAGATATAAAAACGGAAATTTAACCGCCACCGACAGGTTAATTCTAGCAGCTAAGAGTAAAGAAAAATTATCCAAAAACGAAAAGCGAGCATTAGAGAATTTAGACTCCGAAAAAAACGATTATCATAATAAACAAACTAAATTTTAGTTATTGAAAAGAGATACATTTAGTTCTACCAGCCCACTGGAGGACGCTTTGATTTACGGTTACGACCGTGGATCTTGGCGTCCTCTTTTTTTATGAGATAGGAGGGTGCTGCATGACCAAGAAAAAGCCGAAAGAGAAGCTCACAGATAAAGATTTGAAGGAACTGATGGGCGTTAACCGTCCGACGTATGCCCGCGGCAATGGTGGAGCTATTAAGCAGAAATAAGGGGGAGTGGCGAATGCCAGCAACTATAAATGATGTGGAAACAACCATCGAAGCTATCCGTAAGGTTAATAAGGACATTAATAACTATTACTGGATGTCTCGTAAAGTTAGTCAAATGGAAGCCGAACAATTCGAGGCTGCTGCTCAGATTTCTCAATACGGCGATGATTCTACAATGCCAAAGCCTGATGAAATTAGCGATCCAACCTACGGAGAAGTTCAAAAGAAAATGCGTGTGGAAGAACGCAACCGGCGCTTCCTAGAGAAAATTAAGCGATTAGAGAATGCGGTATCCCAATTAGACGACGAACGAGAACGCTTGATTATAGAAGGGTGTATGGATAAAGTGACTCTTCGCGCAACCGGTCAAGTTCTCAGTATTAGTAGACAAGCTACGTTCGAAATTAAAGAGAGTGCTGTTCGTAAGTTAGCCGTCATCATGTATTTGAACGATTGACTTGATTGACACGCTTGACAGAGATTGACGGATTATGAAAATGAAAATCCTCTCGTGTAGAATAGGAGGCAGGAACGGAGCGGAAATTCATTACAGGTTTCGCTCATAATTTTCTGTTCTCCTCGGGCATATTAATGAATTGAGGTGATCAATATGTGTTTATATGGTGTATATAAAAAAGTGTATGTAATCAATCCTGATCAGAGCAATACAGAGGTATTTGTAGATGCTTGTATATCCGATGAAATTCAGCAACTAAATGATCAAGGCATTATTACGTTAGGGTGTTGCTGTAATCACGGTACGGCAGGGGAAAATGTGGAGTGGGAAAACGCCTTCGGCATTTGGAAAAGCCGTGCTGATCCGCCAGTTGCTTTGATTCAAAAAAAGAGTGTTCAATTAGCAAGACACTCAGGATACAACCCTTATCCATATTATTACGCAGATGGGATAAGCGGTGGTGTTTGGCAGATGCCTCTTAAAACAGGATGCATAACAAAGCAGGATTGCGAAGAATGGCATCGAATTAATCAACTGCCGCTAGAAAAAAATATAGGGGTTATAAAAAAAGAGAGCCTTGATGGCCCTCTTAAAAAAAATCAATCGGTATGCTGATTACGGTAACAATAGTAACAGCCGTTGTAAGAACCGCGAGGTTTAAGTAGACGATATACTTTATTATAATCGTCCGTTTCTTCTTTGTCTTTAATTTCTCGAATCTGACAATTATCTGTTAAATGATCTCTACGATGAATTTCTTTGCTTGCCGGGTTATGATTTATAACATATGCTTTCATTCTTTCACCTCCCTTCTTATAAGACACACTTCAACACAAAGGGAGGTTTTTCCTTTTCCTGAAACTAAAAAAGCAGGAAAATAGTACCTTTTGTCGAATTGTTATTGTAGAACAGGAGGTGCTATTATGTTAGATTTATCAGAATTTGATACATCAGTGATTGATAATCTTGCTCTTCAGTTCGGAGCATTAGCGTTTACTATGATAGCAGTGGGAATAATAATTGGTTATATTTTAAGAGTTTGCAAGGTCCCCTCTCGAATTTCAGGTAGCTTGAGCTCAGTAGCTGCACTAGTTGCGGGCTTTTACTGGTTCCAAGTATTTATGTAATTGTCGATAATTGACGAAAGAATGATGAAGGAATCATGCCTTTCTCCTTAGAAATTATCAAGAGGAGGGATGATATGACTATTAGTAAAAATGAATATATTAAAAAAATACGGTTATATGCTGATCAAATTATTGAAGCTGCTGATAGGTATGGTGAGTATGGGGAATCGCCCAATTTCAAAACAGAAGAGGATCTACAAGAGTTTAAAAAAGGGTGGTTATTAATAGTTGATGATTTCAGGGTAATTCAAAGTCGTATTAACGATTTGGAGATACCAGAGGGAGCTGAAGAAAAAGGACAAGAACTCCGCGAAGCTTATCAAAAGTATGTCGATTACATAGAGGAGAAGACCATGAAGTTTGGTGTGGATACTATGAAAAGCGGAGAAATCAATTTAATACAACAACTAGAAATACAACAATCTCAAAAAATAAAAGATATAACTAAAGAGTTGGCAAAAAATTTATATCAAGGTAATTAGAGCTACTTAATCTGATTGAAGCATCCTACGGGGTGCTTTTTTATAAAAAAAAGAGCCGCGAAATGCGGCGCTTTATTCAATCGAAGATATAAATAATAGTTCGTTTCGATTTTTCGGTAGGTCGTATTCCTTCAATTTAACAAGGTCTCCATTGAACCATTCGATGAGACCAGAGGCCATTATATCGTCTGGGAAATCTGGATTTGCAACAGCAATAGGAATTTCCAAAGCCCAATGGCGTTCAAATTCCTCATTGGTGTGAATGGAATTACCATGAGGTGTTAATGGATCCATGTTCCTCCTCCTTTATATATGAGTTTCATTAACAGTAGCACATTTTTAATAGAAGCTACAAACGATGCTGATAGGCTTCCGAAGTATGTTTTCCGAAACAAACACAAATAAGTGGAGGTGGCAGGTGATGTGAGGTGCCAGAAAAACATGTCCAAGCAGAGAAGGATTACGTAAAAGGCCTGAAATATAAAGAGATCGCTAAAAAATATGACGTCACGATTAATACCGTGAAGTCATGGAAAAGGCGATATGGGTGGACCAGAGAAAAGGGTGCACCCAAAGAAAAAAGTGTGCACACAAAAAAAGGGGCGCCACCTGGCAATAAAAACGCTGCAGGTAACAGTGGCGGTTCTGCTCCCGAATCAAACAAAAACGCAGTTACGCACGGGCTATATGAAACCATAGTTGTTGATAATCTTTCTGAAGAGGATCAACAGCTTTTTTTATTGTCTGGAGAGATCCAGGGTATAGAACAGGAATTACAACTTGCCCGATATAAAGTGGCTCGATTGGTAAGGGAGCAAGAGAATAAGAGAATGATAGGAATTTCGTCAACTAAGGATGGCGTGGATCATTACCGTCTCCAGGATGATTTTTACGAAGAATCTATTCAAAAAGGTATAGAGTTGGTTTCCAGGCTAGAAGGGCAGGTCAACAAGCTATATATCGAAAAAGAAAAGCTAGACTTATCTAAAGAAAAAATGGAACTTGATAAAGCAAAAGCCAATGTGGATGAAGGGGAGTACGAAGATGATGGATTCATCGATGCCCTAGGAGATACGGTTGAAGAGGTGTGGGACGATGACGACAACGGAGACTAAAAAAAAGCCCGCATTATTCAAATTTGAGCCGTTTTCGAAGAAACAAAAGAAGGTCCTGACGTGGTGGCACTATAAGTCGCCAGTGAAGGATAAAGATGGCATTATCTGCGATGGTTCAGTGCGTGCCGGCAAAACGGTTGTGATGTCACTCTCTTATGTTATGTGGGGGATGGAAAGCTTTAATGACCAGAACTTAGGCATGGCCGGTAAAACAATTGGTTCATTCCGCCGTAACGTTATCCGACCTTTAAAACGAATGCTCAAGTCCAGAGGATATCGTGTCAAAGATCATCGTGCCGACAACTTCATGACCATCAGCTACAAAGGCAAAACCAATTACTTTTACATTTTTGGCGGTAAGGACGAAGGCAGCCAGGACTTGATTCAAGGTATCACACTGGCAGGGATGTTTTTCGATGAAGTAGCACTCATGCCAGATTCTTTTGTTAATCAAGCTGAAGCACGGTGTTCTGTTGGTGGCTCTAAGTTCTGGTACAACTGTAACCCTGAATCGCCTTATCACTGGTTCAAAGAAAATTACTTGGATAATTTAGAAGAAAAACGACTCGTCCACCTTCATTTTCGGATGGAGGATAACCCGTCTTTGGATAAAGGAACCATAGCCAGATATAAACGCATGTTCAGCGGCGTCTTTTATGAACGCTTTATTCTTGGCCTGTGGGTGCTTGCTGAAGGCGTTATTTTCGACATGTTTGATAAGAAGCAACATGCTATGAAAGTGAACTTTAAACGTTTTGATAAATATTATGTATCTGCCGACTACGGCACGCAGAACCCCACAGCTTTTGGCTTGTGGGGTTTACGTTTGGGTGTTTGGTATAAGCTGCGGGAGTATCACTACGATGGTCGTAAAGAAAACAAACAGAAAACGCCACAGGATTATCTGGATGACTTGCTGACTTTCACGTCCGATATTCGAGTAACAGGAGTTGTGGTGGACCCAAGCGCTACACCGTTTATCGCGTTATTAAAGAACAATCGCTTTCGTGTCATTGAAGCTAAGAACGAGGTGCTGGAAGGTATTCAAAACATGGCCAACGCATTAAGAGAAGGCGAAATTTATTATGATGAGTCTTGTAAAGAAACATTTCGTGAGTTCTCCTCCTATATTTGGGATGAAAAAGCAGGCAACCGTGGCGAAGATAAGCCCATCAAAGCCAATGACCATCATATGGACGCTGATAGATACTTTGTAAACACAATAATTTACGGACGCGGTAAAAAATCTCTAAAAGAACGGTACAAAAACTTAGCTTAAGGTGAGTGACTGCGATGACAAAAAGAACCACATTCGACCGCGCAAAAGAATATAAGAACGACTTCATGGCCGGTGGTGGTAAAGCGGGGCATCGTGATCCACTCACTAAACAAAAGCCAAGTGGTCGTCGTTACGTCAGCCAGGAAGAGATAACGCGCATGTACGCGAACAATCAAATCGTGCAGAACATCATTGATATTCCTGCTGAGGATTGCACAAGAGAGTGGATCACAATAGAAATGGAAAATGAAAAGTTGGCGCGGGGATTGGAACAAAAGCTACAGAAATTGAAAGCGCAAGAGGCTTTTGAAAAGATGGTAGGTTTTGACCGCCTGCGTGGGGATGGATTTGTATCTATTGGTTCAGCAGAAACAGGAAACTGGGAGCTGCAGGATCCTTTAAATGTGAATAAGCTTAGAAAAATTGATTATCTGCATGGGTTCAGCAGCAACAAAATCACAAAGTTTGAAGTGTTAGACGACCCGTTCCATCCGAATTACGGCGACGTTGAATTTTATCAAGTCAATTCCTCCGGGATGCTTGCTGAAATGTCGAGACAAGTTCATCGTTCTAGGCTATTACACATGCAGTCCAAAAAGCTGGAAGATGACCACTGGGGCCAACCGATGCTAGAGCCGATGTGGGATATTCTTACGGTGTTTGATACATCGGTTTGGTCCGTCGGGCAGATTTTGTATGACTATACGTTTAAAGTGTTTAGCTCTGATCAGGCAGAAGGGCTCACCAAAGAAGAATTACGTGAAACACAAATGCTAACCGACTTTATGTTTCGAACGGAAGCACTTGCTCTTATTGGTCAGAACGAAACGTTAAGTAAAGAATCGACTCAGGTACAAGGTATTGACCAGCTCCTAAACTTTGTTTGGGAGCTTTTATCTGGTTCAGCTAGAATGCCGAAATCGCATTTGTTAGGTCAACAAGCTGGCACAATTAGCGGTGCTCAGTACGACAGTTTAAACTACTACGCACGGATTGCCGGCATTCAAGAGAATTTTATTCGTCCTAAGATTGAGTACTTGGTTCGTTTACTATTATGGGCTAGCGATGAAGCAGGAGGCCAGATAGACCCGGATAGTTTCGAATGGAATATAAAGTTTAATCCTCTTTGGAAACTGGACGATCAAACAGATGCTGATATCCGCAAAAAGACCGCTGAAACAGATGCTATCTATCTCAAGAATATGGTCATTACGCCAGATGAAGTTAGGGAAAAACGTTATAACATGGACGGGATGATGGGAGAGCTTGGCTATTCAGAGGAAGAAGCAGCAGAGGTGAACGAAATGATACAGCAAGCACAAGGAGCGAATGGCGATGCCGGTTCCTAATTCTCAATTCCCGACCGCTGTTGCTGTTCAGTATGCACGTCGTCTCCAAAAGTTGGTTGATGAAAACAGAAAGCTCACCTGGGAGAAATGGAAGAATGAAATTAAGCCATTAATCCATACCTATCGGGAACGCAATGACTCCTTAACGTTGGATGAGGACGAGCTTTCCGAGATTGAAGCCATACTGGAAGAAATAGAGGATTCAGCCGCTGAGATATTTGGTGCTGCAATCATTGAAAAGTTAGCAGAAGAGTTTGTGGGAGCTCTTAACCGTAGACAGAAAGAGAGATTTCGTGAACAGTTTCAAGCTGTGATTGGCGTGGATCCTATTGAAAACAACAGTTGGCTTGAATCATTCATGAACACTGCTGTTAAAGAGAATGTCAGTTATATCCGGTCTATTGACCGTGAGTACCATAACCGAATTGAAACGATTATCATTCAAGGGGTTCGTCGAGGTAAATCAATGAACGATATGGTTTCTGAAATTAAAAGAACGTCTGGGGTAAGTAAGAGCCGTGCTAAATTCATTGCTAGGGATCAAGTAGGTTCAATTTATGGCGACTTGACTAAGAAACGACAGGAAGAAATGGGATTGAAACGTTTTAGATGGCGAACAGCAAATGATAAGCGTGTACGTGACTCCCATGAAAAACTACACGATAAAGTGTTCACTTGGAAGAAAGGCGCTGATGGTCTTTATCCCGGCACCGATTTTAATTGCAGATGTGTAGCAGAACCGTTGGAAGAAGAGCTCTTTGACTTTGATTAGAAAGGTGGTGATGACTGTGGCAGAACGAGAAACGAACAAGCATTTAAAGCAAATAGGGGAATCGCTCAAGAAAATAGAAAAGCACTTGCGACCGACAGAAGAAGGCGAAAGTTTTCAATCCCCTGCTGCTGGTAAGAAAGTGGATACGAAAGGGGGTGGTGATTAGTGAGACACCTACGCTATGATCGATCGTTTGTCTTAGATTATGAAGAATCAACTGAAGGATATTTAACCGTTCGTGCGGTCGTAACAAAACCAGGTGTATACCCATACCAACGTTCGGATGGATCCGTTCAGTACGAATTGAAACATCCAGAGGATATATTTTCTGACCAGACGATAATGAGTTGTAATGCAAAGCCGGTCACTGATGACCACCCACGTGAACCCGTTACAGTACAGAACGTAAAGGCTTACGGGAAAGGATTCTCGCACAATGATGCTGCCGTAGGTAATGGTGGTGTCAAAGTCGCATTTACGGTCTTTGATGAAGATCTTATAAGAAAGATCAGAGAAGAAGGAAAACGTGAAATAAGTCTTGGTTTTGAAACAGAACTTGTAGCAGAAGACGGGGACTACAACGGGGAACGGTACCAGTACAGGCAAACACAGGTTGACGTGAATCATATTGCTATCGTTGATAAGGGGAGAGTTGGACCAGAAGCAGCAATAAGGGGCGACTCGGATGCCTGGCAAGTCGATAGCAATAAAAATAACAATGGAGGTGGCGGGACAATGCCTAAACTTAAAATTGACGAAAAAGAATTTGAAGTGCCAAGTGAAGTGAAATCAAAGGTGGACGGTTTACAAGCGAAAGCTGACAGCTACGACCAGCTTAAGAAAGATCATGACACAACAGTAGCGAATTACGACGCTCAGAAAACAGAATTGGATAAAAAGAAAAAAGAGTTGGAAGACGCTAAGAAGGCGGAGCCGAAACAGGACGCGATTGATAGCGCTGTGGAAGCCCGTCTTTCTTTAATTGACGAAGCCCGGAATTTTCTGGCTGATGATTTCGAATATAAAGGCAAAACCGATACTGATATCAAGGTAGCTGTCATTCAAGGACAAGATGAGAGGTTTGATGCCAAAGAGAAATCAGAGGAGTACGTTAATGCTCGGTATGATGCAACAATGACGTTTCTCAAAGACACAGCACAACCGGCTACTGGTCAAAATAACATGAAGTTCACTAAAACCAGTACAAATGACAAGCTTGATGAGAAGCGCCAACAACGGTTGAACCTACGAGATTCTAAGTAATAGAAGGAGGATGATGAAACATGGCAATTACAGAATATAACAAGTACATGGAACCAGCAGCGTCTAAAGGTAAGCTAGCTGAATATCAAGATTACCGCGCTGACACTAAGGCGGCTGATGCGAATATTGATTATGGAATGGCAGTTGAACTGACGGGGGCAGAAGGGACAAGGGTTACTACCTTTGCAGGCGGTACTCCTTTCGGGGTTACGCTGGCGCGCGAGTATTCTGACTACACAGAAGACAATTCGGATGATAAAAAATATGAAGAAAACGAACCGACAGCAGTAATCCGGCAAGGTACGGTTTGGGTAGAGGTTGTTGAAGATGTAGTTGCTGGCGACTCGGTGTATGTGGATAACGACACAGGTAACTTCCGTGCTTCTGAGCAAGAGGACAGTTCTACCGTAGGCACCCGTCTAAACGGTGCAGCCTTTAAGTCCTCTGCAAACAGCGGGGAACTCGTCAAACTAGAAATGAACTTGCCGGCATAATTAAAAGAAGGAGTGGATGAGAAATGACGATGAAATATGATGCTATGATGCGTCCAGAAGACCTGGAAGCTGTAGACAACACCATTTATGAACCGAAACGTGAGGAACTGATTGCCCGAACGCTTGTTAATGTAAAAAGTGATGTCCCAGACGGAGCAGAGACCTATAGCTATGACGTAATGACTCGTACTGGTGTTGCTAAGATTCTTGCTTCTGGTGCAGATGACGTTCCATTGGTAGATGCTGATATGCGTCGCCACACTGTACACATTTATTCGATTGCAGCTGCTTTTCGTGTATCCATGCAAGAATTACGTCAAGCACGTATGGCCAATCAACCTATTGAAGCTACAAAAGCGGCAACGGCTCGCCGTGCTGTGGCAGAAAAAGAAAATCGTTTGGCATGGTCCGGGGATGAAACCTATAACATTCTTGGTTTTACGAATGCAGAAGGGATTCAAACATCAGCACTAGATCAGAATGAAGCAGGTGATTCAACACAATGGGCTGATAAAAGCGGTAAGGAAATTGTTGCAGATCTGCGACAAGCTCGATCCAAAGTAAATCGACTACCAGGACATAATGCAGATACACTAGTTGTAACTCCAGATGCACTTGAAGAACTGGAAAAAGAGTACAACCAATACACCGGTCAAACCGTTCGTCAGTACATTCAAAATCAGGGCTGGTTCTCAACTATTCAGAGTACATCTGACTTAGAAGAACAAGGCGACAGTGACGAGGATTGCTTTCTTGTTTTTGACAGCTCTACAGAAGTAGTCCAATTGCTTGTTCCGATGGATCTTACTAGACACGAACAAGAATATAAATATCCAAATTACAAGGTCCCTGTTGAAGAACGTTGCGGCGGTGTTGTCATTCGCTATCCTATGGCTATCGTGAGAGGAGATGGTGTTTAATGTTAGTACACAATAAAGGCAAATATGTTCGTCATGCAGCAGGGGCTACCCTGTTGCCTGGTGTTAATGATGTTAAAGAATCAGACTATAAAAGGTTTTCCTCCCATCCCATTGCAAAGAAGTGGATCGAAAAGGGTGAAATTAAAACCTTCGAAAAAGAAGAAACCGATGGTGAGGACACTACGGTCCAAAGTACAAAGGATTTAAATGCTGAAGGAGCTATTGATTTGGTCGAAGACACATTCACCGTGTCTATGCTTGAAGACTGGGAAGAAAAAGAGGATCGTAAGACAGTCCTTGAAGCTATCGACAAGCAATTGGCCGAACTTGAAGGAAAGGAAGACGAAAACACGGACGGTGAGGCATAATGGCTGAAACTAGTGTTGAAAGAGTGAAAGCTATTGCGCAGCACCTTAAATCATTAGAATTCGAAACGATTGAAATGTATATCGAGGACGCTGCCCTGGAAGTGGAAGCATATTCGGTTTCTAAAAAGCATGTGGAAAAACTAGAGCGCTATTTAGCGGCGCACTTTGCCACGATTGATTACAGGCGTCCTGAAACAGAGACGATTGGAGACTTGTCTACGTCGTATAAAGCGCCACGTGAGCAATCATCAGGTGCAGGACTGGGTATAACAGAGTACGGGCAGGAATTTAAACGAATCTTACAAAAATCCAAAGGTTTTCGTCTGGCGGTGTTATAAATGGGAGTATCGATTAAGGACAATAACGATATCCCTCAAATTCTGCGTGTTATTAAGGAATTGTCGTCTAAGCGGGTAGAAGTTGGCGTGTTTGGTGATGATGATTCTCACCTGCTTATGATTGCACGCGTGCATGAGTACGGAACGGATATTGAAGTGACAGATAAAATGCGAGGGTGGTTCGCCTATCAAGGTTATCCTCTGAAGGAAGAGACAACAGAGATCAATATCCCGGAACGTTCCTTTGTTCGAAGCACGTTTGACCAGGAAGTAACAAAGCTGGAGCGAAATGTAGAGAACCTGCTCTATCAAGCCTTAAATTTAAAGATAAGCCCACAAGCTTGTTTTGAAAGAATCGGGGAATGGATGGCAAGCCGCATCCAACGCACAATCGAAGAGATAGATGATCCTCCAAAGTCTCAAATGACTTTAGAGAGGGACGATCCGATGAAGGATAATCCTCTTATCAGCAGCGGCCGGCTTTATCAGTCCATCACGTGGAGGGTTGTATAATGCAACTACCGATGCGCTATTTGGTGGATTTTACGGTTCTTCAGGAGGGCGAACAAGTTTTTAATCAAGAAACCGGTTTGTATGAATCCTCCGATCCGGTAGAAGAACCGGTGCAAGGTATCATTCTCCCCCTGAATAACGATGAAATGAAATATGGAGAGGTGGGAACCTACACGGTTCAGGATCGCAAAGTTTACGTTTCTTTCCCTCTCAAAGTTGGCCAACAAATCAAATATAAGGATGACCGATACACGATCCGCGCCGAAAAAGACTACGGCGACCTAGCGGACGTGTATATTTATTTTGCCAAGCGAGTGGGTGAAAGCAGTGCTTGATTTATTAGAAATTCGAAAAGCTGTCGTATCAGAATTAAGCTCTCACGTTAATACAAGAGTCGAAATGAATAACCAGAAGGCTTCGAAGAAAGAGTATCCGTTTTTGGGCTACCAATTTACCTCTCCTTATATTGAGGGTGATGGATACGGGATTTATACGAAAGAGACATCTGGGGATGATGTAGAAGTTACACGAACAACATTCCCAAGGCTTACTTTGTCTATGACTGCTTATGACATGGATCCGAACGAAAGCTTTACATTGGCTAAAAAAGCTCATGCTTGGTTTTCTTTTCAAGGCTATGACTATTTGAAGAGAAATGGCCTGGTTGTGACCGAAACAGGAAGTATTGAGAATCGTGACACGTTAATTGCTGATGACTACGAAAGACGGAATGGATTTGATGTGCAACTTAGAACGACAGAGCAATTGAGTATGATGCTACCTGCTATTGAAACCGTGCAAATTGGAAGGAGTGAAGAATAAATGGCATATAGTGACGTTGATGTACAAATAACTGAAGAATCGTCCTCGGTGTCCGAACAAGGTTTTGGTATGCCACTAATCTTATCTACGGCCGGCGATCACGAATATACAGAATACAGTGAGATTAGCGAAGTAGAAAGTGACTTTGATACCAGCAGCGAAACGTATAAGCAGGCAGAAGCCTACTTTTACCAAGACGAGCCGCCAGAGCGCATAGCTATATATGGCATCGAATATAACCCTGATGCAGATACAGAACCAGATGAACCTACCGAACTTACATCTGCACTAAATGAACTGATAGAGCGTGATGATGATTGGTATTTTCTTTTAAGTGTCGAACAGGGCGATGAGGAGATAAAAGAGCTCTCAAGCTGGATTGATAACCATGATAAACTCTATTTTGCTGTCACAGACAGCCAAGAACTTCCCACGGAAATTGAAAATGAAAATGCTATTGTCTTCTATCATAGCGAACCAAGTACGTATCCCGATGCAGCATGGATTGGAGAGTGTGCGGGAAGAAACCCTGGTTCTCAAACATGGAAGTTCAAAAACTTAAATGGCATTGAGCCCGTTGACTTGTCGCTCACGGAGATCAGAGATTTGCATGATAATTATGCTAATACGTATCTTCGGGTGAAAGGCAATAATCAAACTAGTAATGGACAAACAGCTGATGGTTCTTATATTGACATTAAACGGGCCATTCACTGGCTGAAAGCTCGTATGGGAGAGGCCGTTCAAGAAGTGCTTGTAAGCAACGATAAGGTAGCTTTTGATAACGATGGTATTTCTCTTATTGAGTCCACAGTAAGAAGTATCTTAAAACAGGCTGTGTCGGACGATTATCGCATTATCGCTCGTGACAACGACGGTAATGGATTATTCACGCTTTCGGCACCTAACAGAAGCGATATCAACGAAAGCGATCTTGAAGATCGTCTTCTGCCAGACATAGAATGGGAAGCCACTATCGCCGGCGCTGTCCACAACGTGGAAATCCGAGGCGTTTTGAGCTACTAAATTGGAGGTAGATAAACAATGGAAACGTATGATCCAAGACAAGTGAAGTTGGTGGTGGCCGGTCGAATTTTAACCGGATTTGCCAGTAATACGTTTGTTACTTCAGAAAAAGAGAGCAATAATTATTCTTCACACGTCGGGGCTCAGGGGGTAGTTTCTCGTACCCGTAGTGCCGACCCAAGAGGAACTATCTCCGTAACTATAAAACAAACAAGCCCTGACGTTGGTTTCTTGAATGGATTGGCGAAATCGACTGATCTTTTTCAGGCTGAAGTGATTGATCGAAACACTAATAAAGTCAATGCAGGTGGCAATGAATGCTGGATTGAGAAGCCTGCATCGATTGAACGTGGAAACGAAGAACAAGAACAGCAATGGAATATACGGGTTGCAGATTATGATCAAGAGATTAACTAATTAAGGGGCCTTACCGCCCCTATTTTAATCAAGGAGGAAATATAAATGGCAAAACAAACACAGGTAACTATCGGTAACACAGAATATACACTGCAGCACCCAGGCGCTAGGTGGTATGTATCACTGCAGGACCGAATCAGAGATCCACGGACTGGATTGAAAATGAACGAAAAATATTACGATGAAATGCTAGAAAATGTAGTTGCTGATCCAGTTGTTAAAATCGATGATTTTGACGATAACACGAAGGACTTAGGCGAGTTGATCAGCGAATGCGAATCCTTTCTTAACGCCGGATAGTTACGAATATATTGCAGAAAAGGTTAAAAAGGACTGGGTATTTTGGCGCCCGATTGCCGCTGGAATTGTCTCACTAGAACGAGCTGAAAGCATGGATATGAATGAATTATTTGAAGTTAATGCCGCGTTAGATGCGTATTCTGGCGAAAATAATATGTAAAGATAACCTCACCAATTGTAGAAATGCATGTAAAGATGTAAAATTATAGTCATAATACAAAAGGTGGGGTTATTATGTTTATATTTGCTTTAATTGGAATTATCGGATTTTTAGGAGTCCCTGTCTTCTTGATTTGGGCATTAGTCAGGAAATTTCAAAAGAAGCCCGCTAAACAATTTATGTCTTATGCAGGGGTATCCTTGGCAGTATTTATTATTGCCATGATTTTCGATCCAGGTACTGAACAAACAAGTTCGGATTCTGAACCAGAAGAAGAACAATCAGAAGAAGTACAAGCAACAGAATCTTCTGAAGATAATAAGTCAAATGAGAATGAATCAGAAGAGAAAAAAACAGAAGAACCAAAAGAAGAATTGCATTTATCAACTGAAACATTGGAATATGACGAAGAAAGCGATGCTGTAACTATAGCAGGAGAAACAAATGTAGTCGATGGTGCTGAAATAACATTCGCTTTATTGGGAAATGGCGATGAGAATTATGCATTGGTGCCTGAATCGACAACTGTTGAAAACGGTGAGTTTGAAGTTACATTAGGAAATTTTGAGGATAATAGTGGACAGGAGTACGTGGAAAACGGAGAATATCCAGTGGTAGCAAGTTTTGGTACTCAACATGATGAGGCATTATCATCAGAATATGAAAGTTATGAAAACTTTAATGCGAATTATACCATGCAAAATGACGCGAATGTTGAGGAAACCGATAGCGGATTCCTGGTAGAATCGATAGATTTAGGCGACTTGACGATTGAAAATGCTTATACTGCAGAAGAAATTGAAAACTTGAAGTTAGAAGATAAAAAACAAAGTGCTGAACAATTAGACTTTGCTAGGTTGCAAAAAAATCCAGATAAGCATGCTGGCACTTATGTAACCTATACTGGTCAAATTATTGAAATACAAGAAAGTGACAATATGACCTATATGAGGTTGGCAGTGACAAAAAACGATTATGGTTACAATTATGATGATGTAATTTATGTAGAATACGATGACTATACTGAATTTGTTGAAGAAGATGAGGTCACAATTTACGGGAATGTTTACGGCACATTTGATTACACTTCTCAAGCAGGATGGGATATGTCTATCCCTGCTGTTGTAGCAGATATTGTAGAATAAATGAAAGACGTCCGTACTGGGCGTCTTTTTTTTAAGGAAGGAGGGAGACCATTGCCTAGAATCAGGGACCTATCTATTGGGATAACATGGGATATTAATGACAGGGCCATGAGGGATGCTAACGATCAGACAGATCGGTTTGTAGATAAAGTCAGTAATATTGAACGTGATATCCAGAATATGGGCCGCCAATTTGACCGTACTGGTTCAGATATGGACCGAACTCTTAATCAATCTGGATCTGCAGTAGATCGATTTGGTGAGAGAATAGATAGTGCGAGCACTGGCGCCCGGAACGCGATGGACCGAGTGAGCAGTTCTATCGTCGATGTTCGAGGGAATATATTAAGCATTCCTGATCCGAATATTAACGCTGGTCAGCCTGTACGACAGCTACAGGATATAAACGATACAGCCGAGGGTACGCAATCTACTATAAGAGGTATGCCAGATCCTGAAATCAATGGTTCACAGGCAAAGAAAGAATTGGAAGATGTAGAGAAAGAAGCTTTAAATCTCAAAGATGTTTTGTCTGGTATTGGCGGTTTTGGAGCAGGCTCTGTGGTTGGTGGTGACATTGCCTCCTTTCAACAAATGCCACGTGATTTTATGGCTTCCCTTAACCTTGATGATGAAGTGGCAAATAGGCTCACCGAAGAAACAAAAGATGTGTGGGAAAGCATACCGAATATCCACCGAGAAGAAGCGCAAAATGCTGTTGAACAGTCGTATCGCAGATTTGGTTCGGGTCAGTATGGCGGTGATATTGCTAATTTGGCAGATGTGAGAAATGCGGATGTAGATGAAGTAGGTAAAGCAACATCTCTTATGACAGACCGTTTTGATGTATCGCCAGAAGAGTCCTTAGATCTGTTTTCAGAAGCCGCAACGAAATTAAGTGATAATGCTTTCGAAGAATTAACAGATCAGTTTAGTGAATTCTCTGGAGGCATGGCAGAAATAGGACTAGATGCAGATCAGGCTATTGCCCCAATGATACAAGCTGGAGAAATTGATCACAGAGTTATGGATAGGTTTAGTGACTCAATCAATAGTGAGTTTTTGCCATCTATTAGATCTGGCGAGGACGACGTCATGGAATCTCTTTCTGAACTTGGAGGTTCAAGGAAACAAGCGGAGCAATGGGCAAACAATATCCGTGAAGGTGGCGAGAAAGGAAGCAGCGCCTTTGCAGATATTAATGAAGCTATTTCTGAGATTGAGGATACGCAAAAAAAATCGAGCATATTCGGGAGCATATATGGTGAAATGTCTGAAGAACAAGAAAGTAGCATTTTACCCATAGTAGAAGCAATCGATACTTCATATCAAGATATGTCTTCTACAATTGAAGATGTAGAGCAAAAGAACGAAGGCATGTGGAATAGCTTCATAGAGAAGACCAGAGAAGCCCGTACCACTTTGGACGAAGCAACAGAGGGTACGTTTGGCCCTTTTGCGGAAGTTATCGGAAATACGTTGCCAACCCTTGGTGCCATTGGTGGATATAGTCTTGGAAAACGGTCTACCGGAGGATTTGGAAGAGGCGGCAAAGGGGGAAGTTCTGGCCAACCTGGGAAAACTGGTAAAGGTGGTGGACTTGGAAAAGGCATCATGAACGGTGTTCGAGGTGCCGCAAAGTGGGGCGGTCGTGCGTTAGCCCCCGTAGGTATAGGAATGGATGTGTATGATATAGCCACATCCTCCCCTGGAGAGGACCGCGAAGAAGCCGTTGGTTCGGCAGCCGGCGGATGGAGTGGTGCTGCAGCTGGTGCAACTGGCGGAGCGGCTCTCGGTTCCGTTGTTCCAGGTGTAGGTTCTGCTATTGGTGGAGCTGTCGGAGGTATCGGCGGTTATTTTGGAGGCAGTAAGCTAGGTGAATTTATTACCGACAAAGTTGATTTCTCTGCAATACCAGATAAAGTGGGAGAAGCTAAGGACCAAGCCGTTGATTTCTTATCTGATTTACCGAGTGATGCCGCAACGGAAGCAGGTAAAATAGCAGGGAGTGTTGCTTCTGAACTTGTTGCATTTCCTGGTGAATTTGGTGATTGGTTTGAGTCGGCTTACGATAATGCTATTGATTGGATGAAAGGTTTGCCGGAAGATATAGGTAATTTTGTGGCCAATATACCTAGTCGCGTTTCTGAAGGAATAGGTGCTATAAAGTCATCATTTTCTAATCTTGGTTCTTCTGCCATTGATGGAATCGTATCCGGATTCAATTCAGCTAAGGAAGGATTAGGAAAAGCAGGAAATTGGATTGTTGATCGTGTTTCTGGTGGAGTCGATTTTGTTCAAAATAGAGCTGAGGATTTTACGGGTGGTTTTAATGAAACGTTTGAAATGCCAGGGCATGCTGAAGGTGGTATTTTTGACCAACCACATATAGCATCCTTTGCAGAAAACGGACGGGAAGCTGCTATTCCTATTGATGAGAACAGGGAAAGAGCACTAGGTATTTGGCAAGAAACAGGACGTCTTTTAGGTGTTGGTCAAGGGTCAACTAGTCAGTCATCCTCGACTCCTGCTACAAAAAGTAGTAGCAATTATAATTTCTCCCCTGTAATAAACATCACCGTAACGGGCAATATGTCAGAAAATCAAGAACGTGACGTTGAAAGAAACTGGAAGCGAAAAATGAAAAAATGGCATGAGGAGTTTCATAGAGAAATTACGGCAAGGGAGGTCTAGGTGATGGCCAGGATAGGAAACGTTGAATTTAACGCAATTAGTGAAGAAAGAAATTTCGTTAATGAAATTACCGATCATCCCGTCGAAGACGAGGGGGCTATAAATGACCACGTAAATAACAAACCAACAACGTATACAATAGAAGGAATAGTCGTCAATCCTGGTGCTGCTCAGGCCCACCGCGATTTAATAAGTATTCGCTATCATGGCGATCCGGTGTCATACGATGGGCGTGCAACAATGAAAAACGCTGTTATTGAAAATTTAACAACAGACACTGACGTCAATATTAGTAATGGCTTTAACTTTAATATGACAATTAAAGGTATACGAGTTGCCCGTCCATCTACGGTTGGACTACTCCCTGCTGACTTAAAGGCTGACACCAGTGAAGTAGGAAACGCAGGAAGGGTGCAACCTCAATGATTTTACCAATCGAAAAGGAACGCATCCCATATGAGTTTGAAATTCGCCTTAACGATACCTTGTACACATTCGAGATTCATTACAACGGAGAGAACGACTTCTTTACTGTAGACCTTCACCATAATGGGGAGGTCATTATTTATGGCGCAAAGCTCGTATATGGGCAGCCATTGTTTGAAGGTGTAACGGACACAAGGCTCCCTTCCGACCAAATAACTCCTTTAGATCCTTCAGAGGAGGAAAACAGTGTGACATACGATAACTTTGCAGAAAGTGTCTTGCTTTACATTGGCGCGGAAGAAGAAGGCGATATCGATGAATAGTTTCATGCGTAAAGGCAATATCATCATGGGGCGTGCATCGTTATCCTCTGAATTGTATGACTATGAATTTGAAGTGGAGTTTGATGATAATCCGGAAAAGAATCACGCAGAAGTCACCTTTTATAACTTATCTCATGACCGCATTAACCGAATTTCTCGGGGTAATCCTCTCATTACCAATGCAGGATATGAAGAAGATGTCGGTACGGTCTTTGTCGGGGTAGTCTATGAAAGTAATTCAGAAAAAAACGGCGTCGATAGAGAGACGACCGTGAAAGCTGTGGATGGAACAGACCAACGAGACAAGCTAAGGGTCAACAAGACGTATAAAGAAGGCACACGAGCATCCCAAATCATCACAGACCTATGCTCTATTGTCGGATTGAGTATCGGAGCGTTGAAGCTTCCCGAAGACAAACAATATCGTCAAGGTAAGAACGAGGCAGGAACGATATTGTATAGGTTAAGCTTGCTTGCTAAAGATTGTGGGGCTAAATTTCATATCAATAAAGGGTTGGCGTACTTTCGGCCCCCTGGCGAGGGAGACGATGTACGTTTTATTTTTAGTCCGGAACGTGGTTTGATTGGTAGCCCGGAACCGTTTGTTGAGGAAGATGACGACGGAAACGAAATAAAGGGTTACAACGTCAAGGCGCTCTTGAATCACCGCATACAAGCGGATAGCATTATTGAGATTAAGTCCAAGAACGTAAACGGGCGCTATCGCGTGCGCAAAGGTACGCACACGTGGAATCAAGAGGAAGCCATAACAAAAATGGAAGTGGTAGAATGATACACACCAATATGATTTGTAAGGTGGAGCGCTATGATACAGAAACTGGCATTGGTGATATAGTACCTTTGTTTACAGACGAAGATGGAGAACAACTGCCGATGATTGTAAATGCGCGTGCTCAGCGGCAACGATTGAAGTTACCGAAAGAACGGACACTCGAAAGCGGGAATGTTGAACACTCGCCGATACCGGATGGTGGCACCTCACACACCATTGATAGCGGTAGTGAGACAGTCTCCTATGATCCAGACGGGGATACGCAGGATGTGTTGTTAATTCCGTCATATAAAAAGGGAGATATCGTCATGGCATGTATTACTGAACGCGACTTTGCCGATGCGATCAAGGGGCGCAAAGGTAACGGTGACAGCAGAGAGCCTCATGATTCCATGTCCGCCATCATTACAGGATTGGTAGGTGATGAAGGATGAAGGCCTTAAAAATAAACAAAGATACCGGCGACATTGAAATGGAAAACGGTGTGCCTGGTTGGGTTGAAAATAATGAAGAATTGGTACAAGAAGTACGGAGTGTAGTGAAAACAAATATTGGAGAATGGTTTTTAGATCCTGTTTTTGGTACAGACCACAACGTCATGGTGGGTAAAAATGTGACAGAAGATAATGTGAGTCAAGCGCTTGAAGAAGCGATGGAACAGGTCGATAGAGTAGAAGGTATAAGAGATATAACGATTAATATGGATTACAGCGACCGAGAATTATCGGTCTTTTTTTATATTTTGGTTAATGGGGAAGAGGTTCAGGTTGAGGAGGTGATAGAAAATGCTTGATGGCAACGGATTCAAACGCAAAAGATACGCAGATATTGTAGCATCTTTAGAAGATAGAGCCAGGGAGGCATTTGGTGAAACGGTTAATCTATCCCCCAGCCAATTTTTAGGTATTCTCATCCGCGTGATAGCCAGAGTTCTTTCGATTTTTACTCAAGATCTCGAAGATACCTACAACGCTGCATTTTTCGAAACATCTTCTGGTGTCGCTCTGGACCGTAACGCACGAAGGCAGAGTGCCCGAAGAATGCGTCCCCTTCGGTCAACAGGAGCCATTGAAATAACAGGGGAAGAAGACACGTCGATAGACTCGGGATTTGTGGTTGAAACAAACCAAAGTGTGCGGTTCCGGACGACCGAGAGCGTAACCGTTCCCTCGGATGGCACTGTGAAAGCAGATATCGAAGCTGTCGAACGAGGGCAGCAGGGCAACGTAAATGCTGACGATATCACAGAGATTGTCAATCCATCCCCTGGCATTGATAGTGTAACCAACCCGGAAGCCACGTCCGGCGGGCGCGATCGGGAGAGTGATGAGGAACTCCGGGAACGTTTGGACCGAACCCAATCGGAAGAAAACCGCCTTGTGTTCAATCTGCTTGATGTGGAGGGCGTCCGGGACGTGTATCTCGATTCAAATGAAGAGAATACCGAGGTTGATGGAATTCCCCCAAAAAGCATAGAACCGGTCGTCTGGGGCGGTGATGAAGAGGATATCGTCGAGACGATCATGAGATACAAGTCGGGCGGCATTCAGTCGTTTGGTGACACCCAAGTGACTGTGCAGGACAGCAAAGGCCGCGACCAAGAGATTGGTTACTCAAGACCGAACGTCGTTGATGTCTATGTAAATGTCACGTTAAGCGGAAGTGCAGACGAGGACGCCATCCGGACTAATATCATCGAGTATATCGGCGGGCAGGACGAAGGCGGCACGGAATATGACGGCCTTGGCATCAAAGAAGATGTAATTGCCTTTCAGGCCCTCATGGCAGCCGGCGAAGACAGTGGTGCTGATGATATCAGTATTGAACTTTCGACCGATGACGAATCATTTTCTTATGAAAACATTGAAATCAACCAGCGCGAGTACGCGCGCACGGACGCGGACAAGGTGGTGTTTCAATGACACTAGCTGAAAAAATGTTGTCATGGATCACGGACCGGTACAGTAAGCGACGGGATTCCAACATCGCCAAGCTGATGGCGGTAGTGGGAGAAGAAATACAAGAGACGCTTTTTGATACTCGAGACGCCATTGTCTACTATCAGGACATTGATAATGCAGAGGGTAAGGTGCTGAACCGATATGGTCAAGATGTAGGGCAGCAACGGAACGGCATGGATGATCAATCCTATCGGTACATGATCAAGACAAAAGATAGCGCCAATTTTAGCAACGGCGATATTGAGACGATTAACGAGATCATGGATAATCTGCTCGGTGACGCCTATCACGGATTAGCTGAATGCTGGCGGTACGAGAAATACGACAATGAACCGGCCTCCCTTGTTTTGTTGTACGAGACCGATATCTTCTCACCACAAATAACATTCGATGGTACCGACAAGTTCGATGGAACGTACCTGTTTTCCGGAAACAAAGAAGGAGAGTTTGCGACAGCTGCTATAGATAATGTACGAACATCAATCCGGCGCATCGTACAGGATGGGATCCGGATTTATTTCGGCATACCAATAGAGGCAGCATACCAGGACATTATCGCTTACAACTCCCTAATCGTTCCGAGAATATCCAAGACATATACGCTGCCGATTAATTATGATGCTGGTTTTCAAGTGCAAAGGGATACGCAAGTTACAAAAGCGCTCAAATTCGATGGTAGCGCTTCTTTTAATGGCGTGCACAAGTTTGATGGCGAGCGTGATCCTACAGAGTATGGAATCCAGATGAAGATTAATGGAGAGGAGGTTGAAGCATGAGAGTGGTATCCAAGCCAACCTACAATGTCGAGATCAAAGAAAGGAAGGTGAAGTAGCATGGCGGTAAAGAAAGCCGTAGCAACAACTCGAAGAACGAAAAGCGCTGAAGCCTCGGTCGGCATAGATACGTTGACTGCTATTGCTCAAGTCGGATGGGGAGATGGTGGCCACGATACAAGCACGGGAGATGTAAATAATCCGGATCCAGATGCAACACAGGCAGCAGGTGAATTCCTTGTCAAAGATATTGAGAATGCGAGCGTTGATGGAACGAATGCAGTCATTGAAGTGGTGCTATCTGCAGATGAAGGAATCGGCAAGAATATATCTTCCCTTGCTCTTTACGACGAAGATGCGGATCCTGTTGTATTTGTGAATTTTTCGCCGAAGGGTAAGGATCAAGACACGATCATCGAAATTGATTTAATTGAAGAACATTAAGGAGGGATACGATGGCAGACCATGAAATCAAAAGTCCGAGGGAATTTGACGACGAACTACGAGAAATTGAAACAAGCGACCCGGTACACCCAGACACCACGAACCCTATACACGAAAAGCTCATCAACAATGACGCATATCTGAAGGAAAAGGTGGATGAGATACCGGAACGCCATACTGAAAATATAGGATACGGCGTACACGGCGGGCTAGACGTACTCGAATCCGAGACACCGGATATGGATGTCCACGTGCAGAGTGGCGTGGTGTATATGCCGGACGGCACACGGTATCAATTCGAATCCACGGAAACCATCACTGTCAACGACGCAGACTATACCAACGACCGGATAGACATTATTTATGTCTCAGAAGCCAGGGACATTGAGTACGAATACGGGGAATTGAGTTCTGATCCGGAAAAACCAGATTTGCCAAGCGGTGCGGTGGAGTTGGCTGAAATTTACGTAGCTGCGGAAGATACAGAAATCGAGCAAGGAGACATCACAGATAGCCGTAAAATGAAAGGGAATTTGGCTGATTTAGAAGAAAAAACTAATGCGCATATTTCCGACAATGCTTCAGATGATGTACACGGTCTATTAGAGTTATATAACGAGCGTGTTGTCGACCACAACTTAGATGTGTCGGCCCCTCCGTATGGCTACTATATTCGATGGGAAAATGGACTGCAAATATGTTTTAGAGAAGCAGTTCCTAATCTTAGTGAAAACACATCTGCGTTTCCTTATCCGTCTAACTTTTCAGGTTTGCCTAATGGGTCGTCTTGGGGGATAAAAGGATCCTTGGCTACAAGTGAACATATTGATACTTTTGCAGATGGTTTTATTTACGTAAGAGGTGATAATTGGCAGTTTAGAAGTAATACTAACACAACCAACGACCCAGAGGGTTCGACTATTACCTTGTTTGCAGTAGGAGAGTGGTAGCATGAAATATAAGTATATCCCAAAGCCTCAGCCTCACTATAAAGGGGAAGAATTGACGTATGAATTTACAAAAGACACGGTTGAAGTAACTTATAAAGATGAAGGCGGTAAAATCACAGATACATTTGATTTTACCGATTTAGAAGATGGCATCCTTGAAATATATGATGAAAACGGTGATTCTGCGATTGACACCGATTTACCAATCCAACCGATTTGCTATGCAGAAAAAAACGACGGAGAGTTGTTAGTGGCAGTTATAAAGCTACATGAAAAAATGAGAGGTAAAACGGAATATCCATTTACTTTAGATTGGCAGGTGCTTTCTGATGGCTAATATGAAAAGATGGAAAGGTAAAAAGGACATTGATGCAGAAAGACAAGAGCGAGAAAAAAAACGTCAACAAAAACAACGATTTAAAGAGAAAGACTTTAAGTCGTTATCATCGAAGGAAAAGGATGAACTGCTTGAACAAATAGCAACAGATTTAAGATATATTAATGAAGATTAATAAATTTTTGAGGACGAAATTATTAATTATTAATGGTGAAAAAGGGGGTGAGAACAAAAATTGACAGTTATTTTATGTAATATTACAATTAGAAGAATTGGACGGTTGATGGGAGTACGGTTATGAATAGAAAAGACATAATACCATCTCTTAATGGTATTCGGGGGTTAGCTTTTTTAATAGTATTTTTGGGGCATATGTCAATATATTTCCCTGGGCTGTCAAACCACAATATTACAGGTGTTCCTAAAACAGGTGTATGGTTATTTTTTGTGTTAAGCTCATTCTTACTAACTTATTATTTTTTGAGCAAACCAGAAAGGGCTAGAATTTTAAAAGAGTGGGTAAATTATTTTTTTAGAAGATTTATGAGAATTATGATTTTATATTTTATTGTAGTAACAATATATTTCTTGTTTAAAATCCGCATCACTGATACAGAAGTTTATCTAAAGCACTTAATTTTACAGGGTGGAGAAGCTCATTTTTGGACGATGCCTGTCGAAATGGGTTTTTATGCCCTTTTACCATTGGTTACATTGATACTCATTGGTTTATTGAAACTGAAGCCTATATATATCCTCCTAACTTTATCTCTTATCATCGTTGTTCATCAGATGATATTTCCTTACACAGATGCGGTTTATAGTTCAATAAATGTGTTTCAGTATTTACCTGTTTTTGTTTGTGGTTGTTTTACTGCTGCTTTCCACATATTATTAAAGAAAGTGGATATATCTCGAAATGTAAAAATTTTATTTGATATTTTATGTATCTTATTGATTATTGGCATTGTATTGCTAATACCAGGCGTTAGAGAATATGTTTTTGGAATTCCGACATCTGGATATCTTATTAATTGGTTTATTCATTTCGGGTTAATATGGTCAGTGTTTATCTTATTAATGCTAAACGGGTATGGCATAGTTAGAAAATTCTTTGAGTCAAAAGTTTTTATTTTTTTAGGTCATATTAGTTTTTCAGGGTATCTAATTCATTGGTTCTTTAGAGAAACTACAATAGATTTTTCTAATGGTGTATTCATTTATATTATTGGAACACTGACATTGTCATATTTGATGTATCGTTATATTGAAAAACCTTTATCTAAGCTAACTCTAATTAAGAATAAGGGAATCGTATATGAAGATTCAAAAATAAGAAAAGCAAATTAATCTATATTAAAAAGTATAAATATCAGGACTGCCTCATCGAGAATGAGGCTTTTTTGCATATGGCAGTTGTATAAAGTATGGAATTAGCAGTACTTTATATATATTATGCGAAACCCATGAGGCAACACATTCCGTAGGAAACGAACCTAAGGCATGTAGTTTACTCAAAAGACAAGATAAAATAGCACTAAAAAAGACGCTTGGTGCAATAAATGAAGGAGTCTCCAATTTTGGAGGCTCTTTTTTAATTATAAAAAGGAGTGATTTACATGATTCAATTTTTAAAAGGACTAGACGCTGGTGCAGTAACACGGACAATCTTTATGGTGACAGCTTTTATCAATCAGGGACTAGCTATTTTTGGTTACTCTCCACTTCCGATCGATGAGGAGAATGTAGAGTTGTTCGTTTCCTTTATTTTCTCAGCCATTACAGCTGTTATTGCCTGGTGGAAGAATAACAACTTTTCCCAAGCAGCTAAACACGCTCAAAACTACTTGGAATCCATTAAGTCTAACAAATAACTGATGCCTAAAAATAGAGAGAAGGGGGCCAAGTATGGGCGATGAGGAAAAAGAATGGTATTCAAACAAGCAGCTGTTCGAGCAATTAGATCAATTCAAGGATAATTTTAGGGATTTGAGAGTTGAGATGGAGCAGACCCGGTCAACGATCAATAAATATAATGGCCTCTATGAAGAAGTGGGGAAAGCGAGAGAAGAAATTGATGCTGTAAAAGGGCAAGTCAATAAACTACAGGAGAGAGCAAAGGGACGGTCAGCTGCATGGAATGGAATTAAAAGCTGGGGCGGCTGGATTGTAGCAATACTTACTATGGTAGCAGGCTATTTAAAATTAATAATGTAAGGGTAGGTGGAATACATGGGATATGATATAACAAAAAACTATATCCAACACGGAAACGCGCGGTCTGGCCAAAAAATGGTTGGGCCGTTATTTATTACGGCGCACGATACTGGCAACCCAGGTTCAACGGCGCATGGAAACCGTAATTATTTCAACTCTCAACAACCGTCTGCATCAGCACACACGTTTATTGATGATAAGTATATCCTTGAAATTATCCCTTTAGACGAAAAGGCCTGGCATGTTCAACGCGAGAAACCAAAGGACAATCAAATGTATGGTGACGATGCAAACGATGCAGCCATAGGTGTTGAGCTGTGCTATGGAGGAAGTATTGATTTTGATCAAGCGTATTCGCGATATGTATGGTATTTTGCTTATCTCTGTGACAAGTACGGGCTGGACCCGGGCGAAAAAATAACAGGCCACTTTATCCTTGACCCAGCACGTAAGACAGATCCAGAAAACGCGCTGAATCAAAATGGAGTATCCTTTAACCAATTTATCAATGATGTAAAACGCGAGTTAAAAGGAAAAGGGATAGCTTCATCTACTGACGATGGACTGTTAGAAAAAGGAGATAAAGGCGACAAGGTGAAGCAGCTGCAAGAAGATTTGATGGAAGCTGGAGAGAAGTTACCCCGATACGAATCGGATGGCGATTTCGGAAAAGAGACTGAAGACGGACTCAAAGCATTTCAATCCCGTCACGATTTGACGGTAGATGGCATTGCAGGCCCGAATACACTCGAAAAACTTAAGGAGGTTATCAAGGATATGGCACAACAACAGCCAAATGAAAGTCACAAAGAAGCATGGGAATGGGCACAAGAGAAAGGGTTGCTCAATGGAAAAGACCCGCGTAAGCCGATTACGCGGGAACAGATGTCGACTGTTATGAAGCGACTATACGATGAGTTGAAAAAATAGCAGGGGCTTTTGCCCTTGTTGCATACATAAAAGCAGACCGCCAAACGGCGGCCTGCTCTATATTAATCCCCTGTGCTTACACTTTTATTATATCCGATGTACATAAATAAGCAAGCGTTATTTTCCAGGTATATTAGAACCTGCTCTTTTTATGTCTATTATCTGGTCAAACGATATAAAATTAACTTCATCTTCATCGTTTTTGATATGGAACTGCTTTTGTTTTGTATTAATGTAATGGCAATAGCCTATCACATCATAAAAATATCCATCTTCCCAGTACGTAAATTTAAGCTCCTCTTTCTCCTGTATAGCTTCACTAAGTAACCACTCAAACTCTTCCCACTGCTGTTCATCCAGTACAGGCTTTTTAGACTTCTTAGCTTTCTCCTGATGTTTTAACCATTGTTCGCGATGCTCCGGTAGTATCATTCGCATCGACTCCCAACGCATGTTTGATCCTGGTGTCAGTTTATTAGCCAT